CGCAGACGTTGTACGCCTTATGGCAGGAGAAACGCCATGCGGCGATTACCATAAGCCGCAAAGCGAAATCGGCCTGTGGTACGTCGAAGTTGGCGTCACCTACGGTTGTCGTATCTCTGTACCACCCGACGCAACACGTTTCATCGGTCAAATTACCGTCGGGTACAAAGATCGACCTGAGAGCGTAGAAGACGCCCAGGCTATGCTGGGTATCGCCTCATCCATGTTAACCAAAAAGAGTTACTAATGCTGACACTATTTTCTACCCTGATTTCCTTCCTAATGGGCGGTTTGCCCAAGATTCTGGAATTCTTCCAAGACCGCAGTGACAAGAAGCATGAACTGGAACTGGCCCAGATGCAGATTGCCAGGGAGCTTGAGATGCGCAAACTAGGCTTTGAATCCCAGGAACGGGTTGAGCATATCCACACCGAGCAGCTTGAGCTTGAGACCAAGTCCAACGAGAAGGTCTCCCTGATTGCCGCCCAGCAGGCTGAGATGCAGGCCATCTACGCCCACGATACTGCTTTAAACGAAGGCACCAGCCAGTGGATGAAGAACTTCCGGGCCAGTGTGCGCCCCGCCATCACCTATGGCTTCTTCCTGTTGTTAGTGGGTATTGACTGCGCTTTGGTATACCACGGCTTTACGACTGGTGTGAGCTTTGAGGACATGGCTGACCAACTGTGGGACGACGAGACCCAGGCTTTGTTTGCCAGCATCATTGCGTTCCACTTTGGCGGCAGGGCATTTGGCAAATGAACGTCAGCCCCAAAGCCGTGGCTATGATCAAGCACCATGAAGGTGTAAGACAAAAGCCTTACAGATGTCCAGCCAAGCTCTGGACGATTGGCGTTGGTCATGTCCTATACCCGGAGCAGGGTAAGTTGCCAATTGACCAGCGGGACGGTTTTGCCCTCAAGATTGAGGACTTCAGAACATTTAGTATGGAAGAGATAGATGGGATTCTCAGAAGCGACCTTGCTAGGTTTGAACGTGGAGTGGCACAGTATTGCCCAGTACCTCTCACCCAAGGCAATTTCGATGCTCTTGTTTCTTTTGCTTTTAATGTCGGCCTGGGAACACTCCAGCGTTCGACGCTTCGCCAGAAGCTGTTACGTGGCGATAAAGCGGGTGCTGCGGAAGAGCTATTGAAGTATTGCATGGCTGGTGGCAAAATCCTCAAAGGGTTGCAGAATCGTCGGATTGACGAGCGTGCCCTGTTTCTGTCGTAGGAATCCAGATGCCGCTCAAAAAACTGCTACTTAAGGCTGGCGTTAACCAGGAAAATACGCGCTATACCAGCGAAAACGGCTGGTATGAAAGCCAGTGGGTCCGGTTCCGCCAAGGCACGCCTGAGAAGATCGGCGGCTGGGTTCGCCTGTCTTCCAACACATTCCTCGGACTATGCCGTTCTCTGTGGAACTGGGTAACCTTGACGGGCCAAAACCTGCTGGGCGTTGGAACAAACCTAAAGTTTTACATTGAGCAGGGCGGTGCATACTACGACGTTACACCCATCCGCAGGACTGCAAACCTAACAGATCCTTTCTCTACGGTAATTAGTACCGCAGCAGTAACGGTTTACGATGCAAACCACGGTGCAACCGTTGGCGACTACGTAACGTTTACATCTACGGCAGCTGTTGGCGGGCTAACGATCAGCGGTGAGTACACCGTCACGACGGTTATTGATGCCAATAGATACACCATCACAGCATCTGGTAACGCTTCTTCCACGGTTACCAATCCTCCGGGCGGCGGGGGCACAGTAACAGCTGCATATCAATTGCAGATTGGTCTTCCCTATTCCGTTCCATTAACTGGCTGGGGTGCTGGGCCTTGGAGTTATGGTGGCTGGGGAATAGGCGGTACAGCTACCGCCTCTTTGCGTTTGTGGAGCCAGAGCAACTTTGGTGAAGACCTGATCTTTGCTCCCCGTGGTGGGTCTATTTATTATTGGTCTGCCACCTCTGGCCTGCTGACCCGGGGCGTTGATTTAAACACGCTGGGTGGTGTTATCACCATCACAATCTCTAGCCCTGCATTGATTACTCTGTCCTCGGCATTGCCTGCCGGGACATCTGTAACCCTTGCAACCACCGGAGCGCTACCTACTGGGCTTAGCACCGGAACGACGTACTACATTGAGAATGTAAACGGTCTGACTTGTAACCTGGCTGCTACCCCGGGTGGTACGCCAATCAACACATCCGGTTCTCAATCTGGTGTGCAGTCCATTGCAACCCTGGGTGATGTACCGGTGGTGCAGGATTTCATCTATGTGTCTGACACCAGCCGCTTTGTGTTTGCCTTTGGGTGTAACGACTACGGCAGTGTTGTTCAAGACCCCATGCTGATCCGCTGGTCTGACCAGGAATCTGCGACTATTTGGTATCCCCAGAGCACTAACCAGGCGGGTAGTATCCGTCTGTCCCACGGCTCTGAAATCATCTCTGCCATCCAGGCCCGTCAGGAAATTGTGGTGTTTACAGATTCGTCCCTGTATTCACTTCAGTACCTCGGCCCCCCGGTTGTGTGGGGAACCCAACTGTTGGGTGACAACATCTCTATCCTGGGACAGAACGCAGCCGCTTTGGCTTCCGGCGTGGTCTATTGGATGGGCGTAGACAAGTTCTACAAATACGATGGTCGTGTATCCACTCTGCGTTGCGACCTGCGTCAGTACATTTACAGCGACATCAACCTGGAGCAGTCCTCCCAGGTGTTTGCAAGTACAAACGAAGGTTTTAACGAAGTCTGGTTCTTCTACTGCTCAATCACTGGGCCGGACGGAACCGGAACTCCTACAGATCCCAATGTGATCGTTGACCGGTATGTCGTTTACAACTACGTCGAAAACAACGGCGAAGGTGTTTGGTACTACGGGAACCTTCAACGCACAGCTTGGATTGATTCTGGTCTGCGCAGCTATCCAATTGCCGCCACGTACAGCAACAACTTGGTGAACCATGAGGATGGTGTAGATGATGGAACGGCCAACAACCCTGTGGCTATTTACACCAAGATCAGCTCCGCAGAATTTGATATTGAGGACGGCGACAAGTTTGGGTTTGTCTGGCGCATGTTGCCTGATATCACCTTCCGGGGGTCTACGACCGAGTCTCCAACCGGGACGTTGACACTGATCCCCATGCAGAACTCTGGCTCTGGATTTAATGATCCCCGGTCAACTGGTGGGCAGGAATATGCCTCTGTCACTCGCACAGCCAAAGTGCCGATTGAGAAGTTCACTGGACAGGTATATATCCGGGTGCGTGGCCGTCAGATGATCATGCAGTTTGAGAACGAGCAGCTTGGGTCTCAGTGGCAGCTAGGCGCACCCCGTATTGACATCAAGCAAGACGGACGCCGGGGCAATACATGACCTATACCGTCACAACGACCACAGAGCTGAGCCGCAACTTTGTTGCGCCAGCACTGCCGGTTTCCCCGGAGGTGTATTCCAAGGCTGAGTTTGATAAGTTCAACAACGTCCTGCGTCTGTACTTCAACCAGCTGGATAACTTCTTAGGGCGCTTTATGACCTCTGCAACTACAGAAACGCCGATTTCTTTTCCGCCTACAGCCCTGGATGCGTTTGGTCGCCAACGGGTTAGCCAACCCTATACCCTTTTTGATAGCCAGAACCGGTATGGTGCGGATAACCAATTTGACTCTGCAACCACTGGAACGGGTTCCACCACGTTCAATAACAACCAATCCAGCGTCAGTCTAAGTGTTACCGCTGGTGGTGTAGGCTCTGCTGTCCGTCAGACCTATCGCAGCTTCCCCTATCAGCCGGGCAAGGGGTTGTTGGTGCTTGCCACGTTTCAGATGGATAGTAGTTTAAGTTCAAACCTAACCCAGCGTGTTGGGTACTTTAATACTGATAACGGGGTATTCTTCCAGAAGGTTGATGGTGTAAATTCTTTTGTACTGCGTTCATACACGGGTGGGTCTGCGGATGACTCTAGGACAGCCGCACAATCTAGCTGGAATGGAGACAGGCTAGATGGAACAGGGGCAAGCGGTCTAACCTTAGATCTGTCTCACCCGCAGATTCTGTGGATGGACTTTGAATGGCTTGGCGTTGGCTCTGTCCGTTGCGGGTTCATCATCAATGGTGAGTACATCGTTTGCCATACATTCAACACGGCTAACACCTATGGCACGACCGTTTACATGACCACGGCTATTTTGCCGGTTCGGTATGAGATTACGTCATCAGCCGCTGTGGCCGCAACTCTGACCCAGATCTGTTGCTCCGTTGTTTCTGAAGGCGGGTTTGAGCAGACATCAATTGACCATGTGGCGCGACGCACCACGATCTTCACGACGATCAACACAGCCGCCACGTTCTACCCCATTGTGTCTATTCGGTTGGCTTCTGGCCGCACTGGGTCGGTGGTGTTACCAAACCGGGTGCAGTTTCTCCCGACAACCAGCCAGAACTATGAAGTGGCGTTGTTGAAGAACCCGACTTTGACTGGCGCAACCTGGGCGGCTACAGTACCCTCAGATAGCAATGTGGAATACGATGTTGCCGCTACAGCCATCAGCAACGTTGGGACAATTGTGCAAACAGATTACGTAACAGCCACCGGCAGTGCGGGCGTCAGCCAAACAAGTGCTGCAACTGGGTACAACTGGGACTTGCAATTGGGCGCATCCTTGGCTGGCGTAAGCGACATTTACACACTTGCTGTAAGAACCGTGTCCGGTGCAACGACAGGTGATGGGGTTGGCTCCATCTCCTTCTACGATCTGACGCAATAAGGACAAGACATGGCTTACTCCGCACAAGAAAAAGCAGCAGCGCAGGGGGCGCAAGACTGGCTAAATGCTGGCAACCAATGGATGGTTGACATCATGGGCTGGGATTGGTTCTTCCAAACTCAACCGCAGTTTGCCCCGTACCGAGATGCCGTGATGAACCGTTCTGCGGTTTTGTCTGAGCCTGCCGCTCCCGCACCAACGCCTGCGCCAACACCAGCTCCCGCCAATCAAGATTCCAATATCGGGAAGGTCTACAACCGCATTCAGGATGTGCCTGAAGGATATGACTGGGAGCCGACAGCGGGGCTTGGAACCCCAATGACCAATAAAGAGGACATCATGGCAACGCTTGATGCCATGAATAGGGGTGAATTAACTGACTATCAGAAACAGTTTACGTACAGAGTAACAGGCAAAAAACCGGAAAATGTTTTATTTAATCAAGGCCCGGGTTTATATACGTATGTAAAGGACGGGAAAGAATATGTCTACGCCCCGAAGGAGTTTGTAAATTACGGCTCTCAGGGCACTGAAGCTGAAGCCGGGGATCTTGGCAAGCCTTTCTCTATCAATTCATTGCTTAAATACGATGAAGTATTAGATAAGGCAGAGAAAACAAACATAGACCCTGAAAAATTTAAAGGCGGTCTAGACAACTCTGGCATTCAAAACCCTTACCAAGGATATTCTTGGAAAAAGAAAGACTACGAAGACGCTGTTTATTCGCTGAGCGGCGGACGCCCAACTACATATAACTACGATCCTAATGATGTATTTAAGTTAGGAAACAGAACCATTTATCCTGAGCAATATGGTGCATACCAAGGCCAGGACGAAAATGGAAACTACATATACAAAAAAGGAAAAAACACCACTGTGTTTGATCCTAAAACAGCCACAGGAACCATTTATTGGCCTGGAGATGACGACCTCCTTAGTCTGTTGCCGTTTATAGCCATTGCAGGTCTGGCGTTTGGTATCCCTGCTGGGCTTGAGTTTCTTGCTGGCGAAGCGGCTGGGGCAGGCGCATTGGGCGCTGGCTTTGGAGAACTTAGCGCGGCTGAACTTGCTTCTTACGGAGTGACCGCAGAGACTTTGGGTCTTGGTGCGGCTGGTGGCACATCGTTGGCTAGTGCAGGATGGGATCCAAACTGGCTATCTTCTGTTGGGCAGGGTGCTGGAGATATTGCTGCCGGTCAGGCTTCATCTTCCATGGCCGCGACTTTAAACGATATTCGGAAGGTATATAACCTAGCCAAGACAGGATACAACCTTGCGACCAGCAATGATCCGTTAAAAGCTCTGGTTAACTCTGGTGTATCTATGGGCACCTCGGCAATTACGTCCGAGATCCCAGGCTTTGGTGAATTAAGCGATGCACAGAAAAAAATAGCCAATTCGGTTATTAGCAGCACATTAACCGGGCAAGATCCAACGCAGGCTCTGGTTAATTCTGCTCTTAACACCGGCGTTGCGGCTATAAACATTACATCCCAGATCCCGGGGTATGACTCGCTATCTCTGGACCAGCGTAAGGCTGTAGATAACGCCATTTACACAACTCTGCGCGGGGGCAATCCCACCCAGTCTTTGGTTGATTCTGCGATTAACGCAGGTATCAATGCGGCGAAAGATCCCTACACGGCATTGAGGAATGCTGGCTTGCTTGAACAAAGCACCGGCAATACCGATGAGGACAGTGGACAGACAATCACCCCGGATGATTCAAGTCCGTCTGGGTACAGAGACATTATTGGCAACCCCGTAAACTATGACGGGACGCCCTATGTTCCTGGGACTGCTTCAGGGACCATAGAAAGCCCAACCGACGTGGGCAAGACGGATCTAACTCCGACAGAAGAGCCGCAGTGCCCTCCAGGCTTTCACTGGAACGGTAGCATGTGCGTGTCTGATGAGGATGTTGCCGATACGTCAACGAGCTGCCCGGATGGGTATGTATTTGATTTAAACACGCAGTCCTGCGTTCCTGTTGGTACGACGACGGGTAGTACAACGAACCCCAACCTCAAGTTCCCCACTACCCCAACGACGCCCAAGGCTCCCACCACTACGCCGACGACACCGAAGCCGCCGACGACTGCAACAACTCCGACTACCCCGACCACCCCGGGGATGACTACGGGGACTCCAACTGGAACCGCCCCAGGCACCACTGCTGACAATACGAACAATCTGCTGGCTGCGTTGGCATTGATGGGAAATCAGTCTCAGCCCACTACCCCAACTCCGCTTGCAGATATAAAATACTATTACGATTTTGGGGATGACTCATTAGTTCCCAAAAAACCAGATAACCAGTCCAAGAACCCAGCGTTTGGTTTCTTTGACGGCGGGGAAGTCGATAACGTTTCTGTTGACGACTTGATCAGAATGCTTCAAGGGGATTGATATGGGGATGCAGATAATTGGATATGATGAGGACGAGAATCCGTTTTACGGATGGGTTGATGAGCCGTCTGATGTCACATTTACCCCCACCTATGACACAAACTTTGAAGAGCAGAACACACCAACTATTCAGCCTGACGGTGGTGTAGATGCCGATGGGAACCCAACATATGTTGATATTGTTGGTAACCCCGTAACTGCAGATGGAACCCCTATTGCTAACGCCAATGATCGCGTCGCCATTGAAGGCGGCGGATTCAAGACTGTTAACCCCAACGGCAGCGTTACATACCAAGACCCCGACGGAAGCGTTTACACGGTAAACCCCAACGGAACATATACCACGCAGAGTGAAGGATCTACCTGGACGTTTGATCCGAAGCAAAACGCTTTTGTTGATACCGCAGGCAGGCCCATTAACACCGGGACCGGCTTCTCTGCCATCATGGACAAGGTCAAGCAATCCTTTAAAAAGGATGATGGCACGTATGACTGGAAAAAGATCATTGCAGCCGGTACTGCCGCTGCATCTCTTTCTGGTTTAAACAAGCCTGCCACTAGAAGCTCTGGATACCAGGGTGGCATTCCTTCCTTGACGGCTATCCGTGATCAACTTCCTGGTGCTTACGATCCAAACCGTCGTGCAGGTTCTGGTGGTCAGCGTTATTTCTCTGACATGGCTTATGTTGGGGCTGGGGATGCTGCTGGTCAGGCTGCTGCCAAAGAAAGAATTGCTGGTAATGTCTCAGATATCCTGGCGCAGAACAGAGCCAACCCTGCCTATGAGGCGCGTCAAAACATTGTGAGAACCGCTCCCCGTACATCCGGGATGTTAAGTTTGGGTGGGCAATCAGCCGCCCCAGCATCTGGTGTTTCAAGCGTTCTTCCCCCTCAAGACATGATGCAAAAACAAGTCGCCCCAATTCAAGCGGCCCAAGGAGGTCTTATGAGTATGGCCAAAGGTCAATATCTGCGTGGATCCACTGATGGAATGGCAGATGAATTAGATACCTCTATCGATGACACCCAACCTGCCAAGCTAAGCCATGGTGAGTTTGTTGTGCCCGCCGATGTGGTTTCTCATTTGGGCAATGGCAACTCTGACGCAGGTGCTAAGAAGCTGTACCAGATGATGGACAAGATCCGTATGGCCCGCACTGGAAACAAAGAGCAGGGCAAGAAGATCAATCCCGACAAGTTCATGCCTGGTGGTATTGCTACCGCAAAAGGAGCTAAAAAGTTTGCTGTTGGAGGATCTACCGGCACAAACGTTGGTTCTGCGGTTAGTGCAGGCGTGACCGGAACGGAATCCAACCTGTCTAACTGGGCTGGTCCTTATGTGACTAACATGCTGGGTCAGGCTCAGGCTCTTGGCTCCAAGCCTTATGAGGCTTACCAAGGACCGCTAACTGCGGGCGCATCTGGCCTGCAGACCGAAGCGTTCCAAAACGCTATGAATTTAAACGTTCCTACCCAAAACATGGGCGGGTTTGCTCCCCAGACCTTTGGGCAACAACAAGCGCAGCAGTATATGAATCCGTATATACAAGCTGCCCTTGAACCTCAGTTGGCTGAACAACGTCGTCAGGCGCAGATCAACCTGCAGCCTAACATGGCAAAGATGGCCCAAGCCGGTGGATTGGGTGGCGGGCGTCAGGCGATCATGGAAGCCGAAGCTAACCGTAACCTGCAGACCCAGCAGAACAAGACAATTGGTGAAGGCTACATGGATGCCTACAACAAGGCTATGCAACAGTTTAATGCTGAGCAGGGACTTGGCTTGCAGGCCCAGAACCTCACCAATCAATATGGTCTGAGCGCTCTGCAACAGCAAGCTGGTCTTGGTCAAACCCAGCGTGGCATTGAGTCTGAAGGCATCGCCGCAGATATCGCGCAGTTTGAACAAGAAAAACTGGATCCGTACAAGAAGCTCCAGTTCCAGCAATCCATGCTCCAGGGTCTGCCTGTCCAGGCCCAGCAGTACAACGTTGCTGATCAGAGCATGTTGCAGAAGATCCTTGGTATTGGTTCTGACTCAACAGCTATCTACAAACAACTGCAAGACCTTGGCATCGTCCCGAAGTGAGGAATAAATGAATATCGTTCAGCTTCAATACAAACTGCGTGATGAGCCGCTGTCTATTGTGCAGGCGGCTGCTAATGGTCAGAACCCTCAGATCCCTGAGATGCTTGCCACGATGGAACTAAACCGTCGGCAACGCTTGCAAAATGCTGGGGCCAAGCCTCCCACCAAGTCGATCAAGGAACAGTTGGAAGAGAAGCTGTCTTCCCAGCCTGAAGAACAGATGGGTCTGCCCGGAGTTCTCCAACAGGCCCAGCAATCCAATGGCGAGCCGCAGCAGGACCAAGTCCAACAACCTGGACAATCCGAACCCCGTATGGGTGGCGTAGCAGGACTGCCCACCGGCGCAGCGTTTAAACAATTCAATAGCGGCGGTATTGTTGCCTTTGCAGAGGGTGACCTGGTCGAGGATGAATCCGCTGCTGAGACTGCTCGTTTAAAGCGTGCAGAGCTGGCTGCTGCAGATCGAGAGTTTCAGAATGCTCTTGAGTTGTCCAGAAGGGGTCCGGCCCCTGCTCCGCAGGTTACCCCGGAAGTTCAGCGTGCAAACGCAACCATCATGCAGGCTCCATTTGTTAATGAAGCAAGTAATGCAATCCGGGAAATGACCTCTGTTGACACTACCACTCCTGAGCAGGAGATGGAGAAGCGACAGGCTTTGCTTGAGAAGTACGGCATTCGCCCTCCCAAAGAGGAGGAGATGGCTCGTATTCAAGCGTCCAATCAGGCGTATGAGAAAGACCGTGCCGCCCGCGCAGAACTCCAAGCCCAGCAAGGATTGGCCGAAGCAGCACGTCCTAATGTTTATGGCAGGTACATGCCTGGAACTCTTGGAAAAGTTGGATCCACATTTGGTCTGGCCAACCTAGATGCAGACCGCACATTCCGTGAAGCAAATGAGAAATCCGCAGTCGCAGCCAAAGAAGCCCAGCGTGAGTTCAAGATGGGCAACCTGAGCGATGCTATTACAGCTTCCCGTAAATCTGAAGAATATAAACGCGATGCCAACAAAGCCGCTGCCACTGCATATGGTCAGATGGCTGCTCACGGACTGACTGCGTTGACTCAGCAGTTATCCACTGAAGAAAATAAGCGCTATCACGACATGTGGGCCAACCTTGAGGACAAGAAACTCAAGGCGCAGATTGCCAGGGATGGTCAGGACAAGATTCCTGAAGTGATGAAGAACATTGATTACATCAAGAAGAACTTCCCATCTATTGCCAAGTCGATGACGCCTGAGCAATTGATTGAATATTCAATTCAAATTTCCGCAGAAGCCCGTGGCGCAGGAAGCCGTGAGGATATTGCTGCCGCAGGATTGATGGAAAAACGGGCTGAGAAGATCCAACAAGCTGCCGGAACCGATCCTGGTGTTTTGGCCGCGAAAAAAGCCTTGGCAGATGCCAGGAAGAAAAAATCCCCGATTGAGGAAGAAGAAGCCTTGGCGCAACTCAAAAGGGCAATGGCATCTATTGAAGCGCAGTTCCCAATCCCAAATATCGGTCGTCGGGGCGGTCTCCCTACCCTGCCGCAAGGTTCTCCGCAACCAGGGGCAAATCCTTCCCCCGCAGGTAAAACAATCAAGTATGATGCCAAGGGCAACATAATCCCTTGAGTGAGGTCTAAATGGCAATCAGGGCTGAACTAGCTGATGGTCGGGTACTGGAGTTTCCTGATGACACCGACCAGAGTGTCATTGACCAAACAGTAAGACGCGCAATACAGAATCCGTACT